AAGTCGTTAAGGTCTACGGCGCCCTACGCAAGTATCTGGGGCAATGCCGTTTCCAGTTTGAAGCCGATACACCAGCGCAGGCAATCAAGGCATTGTGCGTCAATTTCCCAGGCTTGGACAAGTGGTTGCTGGATAGTGAGCAGGATGGCGTGGCGTATCGCGTAACAATTGGCAAGGAAAAAATTACTGAAGACGATCTATCGCCATTGGTAATGCCTTGGAGTGAACGTCAAGTTTTTAGCATTACGCCTGTTATTGCAGGCGCTGGACGTGGAATTGGGAAAATTTTTGCTGGTATTGGTTTAATCGCATTGGCAATTGTTGCAGGTCCAGCTGCTGGTGGATTTTTGGGTCTTGGAGCAGGTCTTGGTGGCGCAACTGGAGCTGGTGCTGCTGTAAGCATGGGTTTAGTTGGTGGTGCGTTTGCTTCTGCCATTGGCTTTGCAGGTGTTTCACTTGCATTGAGTGGCGTTGCACAACTTATTTCACCACAGCAAACCTATTCAAGTACAGAACGCGGCAAAGAAGCAGCACGCTTTGAATCGTTTACTTTTTCAGGCGTTACCAACACTGTGCAGCAAGGTATGCCAGTTCCGATTGTTTATGGCCGTGCGTTTACTGGCTCGGCTGTGATCAGCAGCGGCCTTGACGTGGATCAGCTGATATGAGCACTTATCGTTCGATTCAAGGTTCCGGCGGCGGTGGTGGTGGCGGCTGCTTCCTTGGCCACACTTTGGTGCGCACACCTAATGGTGAGTGTCAAATTGACCAGCTAAAACCTGGCGATCAGGTTCTGAGTTTTGACGATCATGGCATCATCAAAGCTGGCACCGTGCTCAAAGTGCATGAGCACAAAAATGAACGGGTTATTCGTTATGGCCTGTGGGGCGGCACGTTTCTTGATGCTACGCCTAACCACTGGGTACTAAATCAATTCAATGCCTTTGTTGAGATCGGCACACTAGGCGCTGATGATTGCTTGGTTGACGAAAATAACCACCTGCGCCCGATTGTTAGCAAAACAGATTTATGTAATGGCACGGTTTATAACCTGACAGTTGAAGGGCACCACACATTTATTGCTGGTGGCATCCGTGTCCACAATGCTGGCCTTGGTGTAGGCATTGCAGGTTCTGGCGGTGGCGGTGGTGGTAAGGGTGGTGGCGGAGAAGCTTATGTCCCAACCGAAGCCGACGATTCGCTCCAGTCTGTTCAATACGGCAGCGTTCTGGACCTGCTCAGTGAAGGTGAAATTGAAGGCATTGAAGGCGGAGTTAAAGGCATTTACCTTGATGGCACGCCAATTCAAAGCAGCACTGGCGCGGACAATTTTACTGGTTACACGGTTGTCACTCGTACCGGCACGCAAGCGCAAACCTACATTCCAAATACCAATGGAACCGAATCCGAAAAAGGTGTCAACGTAGAAGCCACTGAAAGCGCTTCTGTCACTCGCACAATCAGCGACGTTGATGTGGACCGTGTGCGGGTTACGGTCCAGATGCCAGCCTGCCAAATTATTGAAGATAACGGCGACATTGTTGGCAACAGCGTAGACATTCAGATTCAAGTTCAATACAACGGTGGCGGGTTCACAACTGTTGTAGCTGACACCATCAGCGGCAAAACAACCAACAGTTATCAGCGCGACTACATGCTGACGCTGAGCGGTGCGTTCCCGGTTGATATTCGCTTGGTGCGTATCTCGCCAGATTCTGGTAGCGCCCGTCGGCAGAACCGCACTTTTCTCTACAGCTACACCGAAATCATTGATGAAAAACTGCGCTATCCAAACAGCGCATTAACTTTTCTGCGGTTTGATAGCCGACAGTTCAACAGCATCCCATCCCGCAAATACTTGGTGCGTGGCATCAAGATTCAGTTGCCAAGCAACGCCACAGTTGATACCATCAACTACCTTGGCCGCGTTACCTATTCCGGTGTTTGGGATGGAACGTTTGGCGCTGCTACATGGTGTGCAGACCCAGCGTGGTGCCTGTGGGATCTACTGACAAACACCCGGTATGGGGCATCCATCCCGGTCAGCAGCCTAGATCGCTACGACTTCTACTCAATCAGCCAATACTGCAACGGTCTGGTCAGCGATGGCAAAGGTGGCCAGGAACCACGCTTCCTTTGCAACCTGCTGCTTAACAACCGCGATGAAGTTTACAACGTCATCCAAGAGTTCACGGCATTGTTCCGTGGCATTGCTTACTACGGTGCTGGCACCTTGGTGGTCAACCAGGACAGGCCATCAGATCCGCAGTATGTGATCACTGCTGCCAACGTAATTGACGGCATTTTTAACTACTCAGGCACATCACAGAAAGCACGCGCCAGCACCGCAACAATTGGTTACCAGACCTACGAAGGCTTAGGTGAAGTCGAATTTGAGTATGTCGAGGACGCTGCGGCAATCGCCAAGTACGGCATCATCAACCGTGATGTCAAGTTGCTGGGTTGCTACAGCCAGGGGCAAGCGCACCGCGCTGGCAAGTGGACGCTTTTGAGTGAACAGAACCTTACCGAGACAGTGACCTTTGCCGTATCACTGGACAGCGGCATCGTGCTCCGGCCTGGCATGGTTATCAGCGTTGCCGACCCGATGAAGGCTGGCTCGCGCCGTGGTGGCCGGATCAGCAGCGCAACCACAACTACGGTCACAATCGACAGCACTGAAGACCTAAGCGTCATCGTTGCAAATGGCGCAACACTCACAGTCATGTTGCCGACTGGCTCAGCTGAACTACGTCCTATCCAAAGCATCAGTGGCACAGTTGTCACGGTCGGTAATGCGTTCAGCGAGGCACCCAACGCTCAAGGCATTTGGGTTATTGAAACGACAGACGTCGAGCTGCAAACATTCCGTGTTATCACAGTTACTGAGTCAGAGCCTGGCGTTTATGGCGTAACAGCACTGGCGTACAACTCAACCATTTACGACGCAATTGAAAATAATCTACAAATTCAACCGCGTGACATTACAAGCCTTTCGACAATACCAGACCCAGTTGGAAATATTGCTGGCACCGAACACTTGTATCAAGATGGCAACAGTGTATTAACAGCATTTGACCTTAGCTGGATCGCGCCTAAAAATGTCAGCAGTTTCCGTATACAACACAGGTTAAACAATAATAACTGGATTACGTTTGAAACCACATCGCCATCGGCGCGAATCAACAGCCTTGTTGCTGGCACCCTTCAAGTCCAAATTCAATCAATCAATAGCATTGGCAAGGCCAGTCCAATTACAGCAGCATCCTTTTCTATTACAGGTAAAACCGCATTGCCAGGAGACGTTCAAAACCTGACCATCGAGCCAATCAATGCCAACAGCGCCAGGCTGCGCTGGAGCCAGACGGTTGACCTTGATGTGGCAGTTGGCGGCACAGTTCACATCCGCCACAGCAACTTGACTGATGGCACAGCAACGTGGAGCAATTCGGTTGACCTGATCCCAGCAAAAGCTGGTGCCGCCACAGAGGCCATCGTGCCATTGGTGGAAGGTGAAATCCTGGTCAAGTTTGAAGATGACGGTCGCAGGCAATCAGCCAACGAAACCAGCGTCATTGTTGATTTTCCTGATGCTCTTGGTTTCTTTCCAATTCAAGTGCGCCGTGAAGATCAAGACGCGCCACCATTCCAGGGCGCAAAAACCAATGTTTTTTATAGCGATATTTTTGATGCGCTCTGTCTTGACGGCAGCTCATTTATTGATGATATTCCAAACGTAGACTTAATTCCCGCGTTTGATTGGCTTGGCAATGTTCAGGCAAGTGGCACATACAACTTTGCCAATGCTCTTGATCTTGGCACTGCTTACGCCGTTGACCTAAAGCGGTACTTTGTCACTCGTGGCTTCTACCCTAGCGACCTGATTGATTCAAGACTGGAATTGATTGACCTGTGGGATGACTTTGATGGCGGCGTGATTGATCAAGTCAACGCAAAACTTTACATGCGTGCGACAAACGACAATCCTGCTGGCACGCCCACATGGACCGCCTGGCAAGAATTTGTTAATGGTACCTTCAACGGTCGGGCGTTTGAGTTCAAAGCTGAACTGACGTCTACCAATGCATCCCAGAACATTTTGATCGACGCTTTGGGGTACGAGGCAACCTTCCAGCAACGTCAGGACCAAAGCACGGCAACCATTGCCAGCGGTGCTGGCGCCAAGACGGTGACCTTTGACAAGGCGTTTTACACGGCTGGTGGGACAAGCCTCCCAAGCGTGGGCATCACAGCGCAAAACATGGTCAGTGGTGACTACTTCACGGTTGGCAGTGTCACCGGCACCACGTTTACGGTTACCTTCCGCAACAGTGCTGGAACTGCCGTTGACCGCAATTTCACCTACACCGCGACTGGGTATGGCAAGGCACTGTAGACTTGTGAAACAACGAACCGGCTAATCGGTGGCAACCCACGATTACGTCATAGCCAACGGCACAGGTGCAGC